TCCTTGAGAAAATAAAACCCAGGTCGGGCATACGCGCCGCCATGTGGAGCAACAATAGCGTTCCTGACTGCCCTGGCAGCCGCCTGATATTTCTCTGTATCCGAGCGACCATAAAGCCGGGGTGATATTTCACCGCCTACCAGGCTGTTCTGTATGGGAGCAATGCGTGCCATTATCGGTTGCTACGTCCTATTGATGTTCCATTTACGCGCGCATCAACGATGTCATTGAACTCGCCATACTCTTCATCTGGGTCGTTCACGCCTTCTTGCGTGTCAATATCTTCAGCCTCTACCAAGATGCTCTCATAAGATTGCATCAAGTCCTTTCTGAGCGAAGTTGAGCCTGTGACGGCATAGCATAGTTTCCATGCCAGCAAATACTCTAATGCTTCACGAAACAACGGGCTGAATTGAGCGGCTGATGTAATACGGCTGATGTATTTAATGTTTATCGAACCCTCATCAGTCAGCAGCTTACGTCCTTCAACGCGGAACACAATGCGTGGGTCTTGAGCCCTTAGCACACGGAGGCAGTAGTCAGGGCTGTTGGGGAGATCGTATTGATAAGTAAAGCCGTAAGCTGGTGCAGTTGCGTCTTGCGTCAATGTTGCTCGGCGCACTGCAAAGTTCCATGGATAAGCTTGTAACGCTGTATTGCGAGTACTGGAATAAAATTGATTGCATAGCCTGGCGTTATCCGTGTTGTCATCCAGGCTGCCTATTGGCTTCGCACCCAAAATAAGTAATGCGCCATTACAAATTGAAACTTCACTATCAGAGGCCATTTCATGCTCCAGAATTAAAAAAAGAGGATAGCCGTGAGGCTACCCCCTTATCTTGCAGACAAGAATCGGAGAACCCTAGTCTTGCGAGATATAGAAGCAACCATCTAATGTTGCAGCTGCCGGGATAGTGCCGCCTGCTACGGTTGCATAAATTGTCACACCTTCTTTCGAGTTGAACTGGATGATTTCATCGCCACCCACAATGCCAGTAGGATTAGCATTACCCGCTGAAGATACGTCAATATCATTTGCGATACCGTCTGCATCTGCGGCTACTGCCGTGCCATCCGGGTTGGTGTAAGCCGTGTAACCAATATCCAGTACGCGTGATGCACCAAAGGCGCTGAACGCGATACGAGACAAGGCCAAGTGGACATTCACTTTACCTGGTGGGATCTTAATGAGTGATTGCGTGCTGGTGGCATCACCTGCCGCTGCACCCTGAGTAAAGTCGAAACGCTTTACACGTAAACGACCACGATCATCACACGAATCATTTTTGACAGGTGGAGTTGCGCTCTCATTGTCGATTTGTGTGGAGTTTTCTGTTGTAACTGCCATGATATTTCTCCTAAAAAGGGGTCAGAATTCCTGGCTCTTAAAAAGAGCCGGGGCCACTCGATTAGTTGCTAGCGCAAAGAATCTTAACAACGTGCTCGTCTTCAATACGGACAGCACCACAACTCATCATTGCATACACCTGGGTAGCGTTTCGCTTGTCACGACGCGGGCCGATGTCAACAGTGATGTCAGCTGGAATGCCAGCACCAATCGCGGTTTCCGTGTAAACAAAACATTCACGATAAGTGTTTGAGTCCGTATTCAGGCGCTCAATGCGGATGAACTCGATACCCAGTAAGGTATTGATTTCACCATTAACCAGCGCTTTTACAGCCGCGAAGTCAATGTTTGCAGCACGGTAGCTGTCGCCTGAGATAAGTGAAGACAGCGCTTTCTGTGTCAGTGCACAGTAAAGTTTCTGGTCTTCATCCACGTCTGCACCATAAATGATGTCACGTGCCACCATTAACTTGGTGATGCTCATGCCAGTATTACCTGAACCTGAGTCATAGGTGTGGTCATCCACGGCAACAACATTTCCAGAAGGGAATGAGCTTGAGGTTGTGCCATCAACACCACCATACGCGGCACCACCCAGGGCAGTGATGATCTCATCATCAATCGAGCGACCTAATGCCGCACGGCCATTCATTGCGTAGTAATTGTCAGGCGAATAGAGCGTCTTTAAGCGGTCAGGCTTATCAACCAGCTCAGCCCAGTCATAGTCATACATATACGCTGAACGACGTGAGTGTTCACTGTTGTTCAGTGGAGTATCTGAGTGACGGTCTGTGATTCGTTGTGCTTCTGAAGCCGCTAAACGGTCAAAATGCACGCGGTCGCCTACAATGTCGCCATCATCACGGACGGTACGACGTAAACGAGAAGATTTTTGTTGTGATAACAGGCGAAGGTTCGCTTTAAACTGCTGCACATGATTTTCAGGTATGGAATAACTCATCAGTGTAGTCTCCAAATAAAAGTTAAAAGAATATGCTCTTATTTCGGAAGCTACCCGGATGCCGGACTGTCCTTGCCTATCGTTGGCCCTACGTTCTCAGGGTTAATCTTCAGACCTTTTGGCTACCTGAAAAGGCTTCTGGGCGCACCGGGAGGAAACGCCCTTCGACCTAAAACCCATCGAGTTGGTTTAGTTATACTTATATGTCAGTTAGTAAATACTGTCAAGACTTCGACTGCTTTTTGATGACTTCCAGCTGCTCGTACAACTTCTCAACCTTTTTCACCACAACACCATGGTTGTCAGCTTTGCTATCTGCGTATGCAGGATCATTCATCAGCTCTTCAATCTCCATGTTGATTTCTGTAGTTGATTTCGTGATGGCGTTACCTTCGGAGTCAAGGCGCTGCAGGCCATTTTCTGTGGTGGCCAGGCCAATATCAGCCAGCATCATAGCTAAACCAGGATGGTTACCGATTTCGCCCTTCAAATCTTCAAGCGCATATTTCGTGCCGAACTTCTCAACTACATCAGTAGCCAGACTTAGGCGCGATTCATAGTCATTGCCATATTCCTTTTTCAGCTCTTCGACTGTTGAGTTGTTTCTGTCGAGCTTGCTTTTGGCTTCAGCAATCGAGTTTTCAGTAAACCACTTGGAAATACCTTTTACCTGGTTAGGTGTAAGATTCAGCTGATGTGCTACCTGGCCAAACGGCTCATTCAAGTGAGTGTCCAGCTCGATACCTTCAGGAATATCATCATCTGCCGGGGTATAAAACTCGTAATTGCTGGGCTCTTCAGGCACCCCCAGTTTTGAATAAAACTCTTTGAGCTCTTGTTCATCGGCTTCCATACCTGGGATACGGGTTATGCCATTCACCTTGCTCAGCTTTTCGTTGAACCGGTTAATTGTGTCAGCATCGGCGTTTTCACCTGGAATGCGAATTGAGTCACCCAGCAAGCGTTGCGAATTAGCAAACTGGTCAATCAGACTCGGAAAGTCTTTAACTTGCTCCTCACTAAACATGGCTTCATTGCGGTACTGCTCTGGGATTTGTTCGCGCCAGTTGAAATCACCGCCGCCTCCACCTTCTCCAGCTCCACCTTCGCCGCCGCCTTCACCGGCTCCGGCTTCATCTTGTAGTCGCGCTCTTAAAAATCGTGCAAATGTACTCATTTAGGGTTCTCCTATGTTGTTGTGAATTGATACCAGTCAAGTGAGATTGACATATCTCTTGCTTGACCTGATCGATTTGTTGATCTGACTAAATAGGCTCTTCCTGATCTGCAAGTAAGTTCACGGCCAAAGCCGCCATCTGATCCACCGCCAGCATTACCGCCGGATCCGCCAGGAATAAGTTTACCACCGCCACCAAGATTTACACCATCTACAGAGATTGTTGGCGAATGCGTGATGACTGAATTGCTGGCATTCGTCGAGTAGCGGTTTCTGTTACTATGAGTAACCACTGGGCCATCCGCGGTAGCAGTTGGTTCTTCAAAGATATTAACTTCAACGTCGCCACCTGCAGCGATTTCATACAAGCAGTGCATGCCTGAATTTGCCCGTATCAACAGTTCTGCGCTTGCGTCATTTGCGACAGCAGAAAAATAATGGGTGGCGAAGAACGCCTGCCCGTTGTGGATACGATGATGCTCAACAGGAATAGTGATTTGACCATGCTGCCAGGAATCCCCGTCCCACCAATACACCATGCCGGTATCAGTCTCGTAGAACCTGGCACCAGCTGCTTGCAATTCTGGCGTAGGCTTCGTATCTGTGGATAAACCCGTAAAGCCTTGCGGTTCATGATCTGTTTTAAGTAATCGGTGTACCGTCATCAGTTTCCTCTACGGGCTGTTTGGATAATTCCATTGCAGCTTTAATCTTCTGGATAACTGAACGCTGCCCTCGCACCACATATTCGCGGTATGGGTGCGGTATTTCTTCCAGCTCACGCTCGACTTCAGGGTTTACCCTGTCATGAAAAGCTGCCTCTAAGTCCATCATTACCAGCTTGCCTTCCTTGCGGTTGAATGTCATATCGTACGCTTTCAGTACGTTCTGCGTTTCTTCATCCATTGGGTTCTCCGATTAACCTTGATTCATTTTATTCTGAATGTTGACTACCTTCTCGCCGGCATCAAGTTCAGCACTCATGCGCTCTTCATCAGAAACTTCAGAAGCCGCTTGCGCCCTGGCATCACGCTGAGACTTGATTTCCTTTTCACCGTTCATCACTTTCGACGGCAAGCCTGCTATTTCAGCGCTCAGCTTTAATGCCTCGTCATCATTCAGGTTATCCCAAATAGAAGGATCACCCTTCTGAGAAAAGATATGGCCAGCCATCCCGTAAACACGCTCAATCGCACCAATATCATCAGAACGCTGAGCCCTTGCCATGGGTGAACGATACTCAACATCGAGCTTGGGTGGGTTAGGTGTATTTAATGACTGGAGCAATACCTGTGGTGGTGGCAGGAAGTGGCCTGCACGTAACGAGATATTAAACGCCCGGTACAGCATTGGATTGTACATTTCAGTCTTCAGGCGTCCGTAAGTCGGGCCAAGAATCTTCATCATCAGCTCATAGCGGATCTGCGCCTCTGCCGCAGTCATAGCGGGTGACTGGTGCAGCTGAAGCTGATCGGTATAGAAGATTGAGCGTATCTGGTCGCGGAGCTCTTCAAAATTAAACTGCGACGTATCCCAGCGGGCACCGGACTGTAACGGGCCTAGTTCAGCACCACGTTTTTTGTAAATCACGCCGCCTGCACCTGTGCGGATTGAGCCAATCACCCCTTTATGAGTAGCCACTAACGGTGGATTAAGGTCTTTTGCCCAGGCTTTGAATCCCAATCGCTTAGCTTCATTCAGTGAGAGCGTATCAGGCAAGGCAACTGCACCAATACCGGTTCCCCAGCCTTTATCATCGGCTGTTTTACGCCAGCGCGGCACAACAATAGGACTCTCATGGAAGCCAGACTCTAAAATCACCTTTTTTGTCTTCTTATCAACAACAGCGTGCATTATTTTAAAGTCGAGCGATACCTTGGCATCAGGGTTGTAGCGCATCCGCGGCTTTACGCAGACGATGATAGGGAATTTCTTGTTCTGATCCTTGGCCTGGGATGACTTCAAAGCCTTTTCCATTTCATCTGTGAGGCCCCGGAAAAAGGGATGACTGCTATATCGGTCATTAATCTGTCTTGCTGTAAGCGGATACTCACGCATAAGCGTATCAGCGATACCATCTTCACCTTCAGAAAAAACAAACTGGCGAAGCGGGATAGTCTCGAAAGTGTGGCGCACAATGCCGCGCTCACCTCGGGTTTCACCCATGAATATTCCTGTGGTTCCGTAACCGGTCAGGCATTCATAGCCTTCCTGGAGCTCATTACTGAACGGTGTGCCATTTAAAGAAAAGAACAGTTTCCGGCTGCAGTCTTCAAGCCAGTCCTTCACTTCTTTATGCTCGTTTAGTACATGATCGCCCAGCGTCATCATAAACCACTGCTGAGCATCGCTGGTCAGGTTACCGTGAATGGATGAGGACAAAAGAATATTCGAGTGCACAGCCGTAGAATCGTAACGCCTGGCAGACGTGCGAGTGTTTGCTGTTTGCTCTCTTGTGCTTACATCGGTCTTGGTGGGTACGATGTAGTCAGTAATATCTTGCAAATGACTCTTTATCGAGTCCTTCTCTGCATCCAGGTAATTGTATTCCTGAATGATTTGCTCACCATTTGCGCGCGTGCTTCCCATTAGCCCACTCCAAGCACTTTGCGTTGCGCTGCCATCGAATCAGGCTTAATGCCTTGAGTTAAGACGGTGCCTGCATAACCGGAAGCACCACGTTTCGCTTTTCGCGTTTCCTTTTGCTTTTGACGCTCAAGGTCTGCTTGCTGCTTGGCTTTCTGTGCAGCAATTTCTTCATCCATCTTTTTCTTTTCGGTTGCCGCTTCAGCCTTTTTTTCGGCATATTGCCTCTCGGTTTCTTTTCGTGTGTCTCTGGTTTCTTTGGCTTGCCATGCTGAAGCCGCTGCCAGTATCCCTAATGCCATTGCCCTGCCCTCAAATGTCAAATGGATCGAATTCTGAATCCTGCTGTTGTTGGTCAGTATAGTCATTATCTGTCCACACGTCACCATTATGGCCATGAGCGCGATTGTTCTCAATCCTGCTGTTCACTTCATGCTGTTCCACCAGGCCAACCAGGTAATCACCAAAGACGATGACGCAGATATATTGAACGCAATCATGTGGGTGTGAATATTCGTTCTTTAGCGGTTCCTCCTGGTGCCTTTCATCCAGACCTGCGGATAATATCTTTCTGTACTTATAACCACCCGTGAAGCCTTCGCGGATAGTTGGGCAATTTTCTTTATCAACAACCAGTGCAGGCTCGCCATCTACCAGGGTATTAAGGCCTCGGCGCACTGATTCGAGTCGAGTTTGTAGGACATTACTTACAGGCTCAATGTGAATATCCTTACTTTCTGCAATATCGAAGCAGCTGGTTTCATTGTTGTCGTTCTTGTTGCGGCCTGTTTCATCACCATAGTCCTCAAATTCATAGTCTCTATACCGGACATTCATATCTTTCAGGACTTCGCTGGAGAAATCATCAAAGCCGGCACGCTCCGTGGTGTACTCATTAATGATTCGCAGCTGGCCAAGGGGTGTGACCTGGGCAACCACGCAAGCCGGGGTCAATCCAAAATCCCAGCCGCGGATAAGAGTAATACCGGGTATCGGTGTCAGCCCAATACGTGAATGTAAATTGTCCCGGTAAGTTGGGTATACAGGCTTGCCATCTTTGATGAAGCCGTACTCACCATCACGATAAACTTTCAGCTCATCCTCGTCATAGAGATCGGCCATGTCATCGTAATACGTCGGGCCCAGGTGACTGGTGTTCTCAGCATTCTTATCTTTACCGCCTGGCTGCTTGAATAGCTTGATATTGGGCCTCTTATCCACTTCAAACAGCTGGTACCACCATGACCGTGGTGTAGGTGGATTGGTATCCATGATTAACCGGGGTTTAGTGGAGCCGGGGCCATCACGTCTTGAGGGATAACGATTTAAACGGCCGCGTAATGCTTTAATCAGTGCCCACGGTACTTCTCGGGCCTCATTCACCCAGGCTGATGTCAATTCCAGTGATAGCAGGTTGGATACATGGTCAGGCCTGTCCAATGCCCGGAATAATATCTCGATTTCCATGCCAGCAAAGCAGGTGATGATGTAGTTATGGTTTGATTTGTTGTATTTACCGCAATAAGCAGGCGGCAACCACTCGAAAAAGGTCTTTATGGTTGTATCTTCAAGCTGTCGGTAGGTGTTTCGGATACAGGCCCACCGGGTACGGCGTATGCCATCGCTTCCCGGTTCCTGTTCCTGGCTCTCCAGGACGATCTGCATAACACAAGCAGAAGACTTGCCAGAGCCAAATGGCCCCATAATGCCACGCACAGCAGTTTCGTCCTTAGAGAAGGCCAGAAGGGTGGGTGCATCAGAGTAGTCGTAACTAATACGATGCAGTTTTATTTCATTTTGTTGGGACAATTAACCAATCACCTGACATTGTATCAATCATGGTTGGCGTGTATGGAATGCGTCGCACGCCTTCTTCGCACTCAGGTATTTCAAGATAGAAATACGGCACAGTCATTTTGCTGTTTTCATCTGGAAGTTGGGCCATGAGCTTCATCCCTTTACCATTCCAGCCTTCACGGGCCACACAATCACCACGCAGAGCGCAATCAGTCGCTTCGCCGAAGTTCATGCCTGTTGCGTCTGTATTAACGAAATGCGGAATTATCTTGTTGCCGACCACAGTGAAATCTAAAGCAAGATCGCCATTGCCAATACTTATTTCAGGTGTGGCTCGGTTGCTAGGGTTTAAGCTAAGGGTAAACTCAGCCGGCACTTCCTTCTTGTCGCTACCTTTACC